TAACTTTTATATAGGGAATGTGTGAGAACTTACCTATAGTAAAAAGTATATACGAGATCGCGAATCCCTCGCCGCGAAATTTGGCTCCGCGCCGATCCGTTCGTACATTTACCGCGTAAGAAATTAAGGTTATGAGAGAAGTGACGTTTATGTATGAGATGCCTTGGAGCAAGAAGAAGACAGAGATGTTCCGTGCCGAGTTTTTCGTTAACAATAATATTTTAGCCCTCGAGACCAGCGCCAGCGGATTAGCCGCCCGCGAGTCGAACGATTGTGTTGTTCGAGCATTTATGTCTGCACTGGACATTCCGTACGATCAGGCCCACGCGTGGGTGAAGAAGCATATGAAGCGAGAGGATCGTCGTGGTACTTACACAGCGATTTACTACCCGAATATTTTGTCCCGCCAGAAGAATGGTCGCACCGTAAAGTGGTACGGATCCACTCCATCACATAAGTGGATGGGTAGTGGTTCGATTAAGGGAGGCACGTTACAGAACCCCCGTTATAAGAATAAGAATGCCGGTTATACCTTGAAGGCATTCGTTGCGGATCACCCCGAGGGTAATTTTGTTGTGATTGTAGAGGGTCACGCGGTTGCTGTTTGCAATGGTAAGTTATATGCTAACCGCAACGAGCAGGAAACCGGATTGTATCGTTCAGTGCATTATGTTTTTTCTTGCAATTGATATGTGGTTACCTGAAATTCGATTCGTAATTTTATAGCATAAGGTGATGCCACCGACCTTAAACTGGTGGTTGTTTAATTAATATGTTATGTCAGAAGTAGTAAAATCAGAAAGCCGAGGCCGTAAGGTAAATCCTAACAGTGCACGCCAACAACGCCTCGCGGCTTGGGAGGCTAAACGCTCAGCAGGGATTGAGGTAAAACGTGGCCGACCAGCTAAAAGTGCCCCCGTCGTTAAATTGAAGGACAGTGTCCTTATGAACGTGAATAAGGCAATGGAGAAATCATCCAAGAAAAAAGCTAAAAAGGCAGCCTGATTATGACCGAGGTATATTGCTCAACAGAAGGTATAACGACTCAAGGCCGTTACCAATTCGCAGTAGAAGAAAACCGCTTATTCACTAACGAGTCTAAAGGCGGTGAGGTTATGATCAATCTAATTATAGATAAGGACGGCATCATAGCTAAAATCCCAGCTAAGGATTTTATTGCGTTGAGTGATGTCTCGGTTAGTCCAACTTCGAAACGTTTGCTATTCCATTTTAAGGTGTATCCTCAATCCGCAGGACAAACCATTAGGAGCAAACGACAGGAAGCACGCCAACGCCTCTTTGAAGACAGCATTGTCTGGAGGCGCTGGATAAAGAACAAGTGATCGAGTGATTAACTTGTGAAAGCCGTTTGGTTTCGGCTTTTGGTTTTGGTTGGTGGGGCGCCGTAAGGTGCCCCATCTTACTACTACCTAATACCTATACCCATACTTACTACTTACTATAGTTGGGCGTACGTACGCGGTACATATTAGGTACCCACGCGCGCTGTTGTCCATACGGGGGCGGGCAGTACCTATACTAAAAGTGGATGTAAAAATAGATCGAATATAGGTATAAAGCATCGAGCGTATATACTTATATCTCATTAAAATTCACTATAGGCATTTTGAGAAAAATCGCGAGATTTAAACTCTACTCGAACTAAAAATCTTCGCCATCGACAAAATATATACAAATATATCTTCTTGCGCAGGAAAATTTGGATGCGCAGGAGATGTTTCGTACATTTACCGCGTTAAATAAAAATAACAATTAATTCACAGGTTATGATTGATTTGAATAATAACAGATTTTTGACGAAAGAAGAAATTCGTCAGGCCGCTTCGAGTGTATTCACTATGAAGAAAGGCGAGAAGACCAGTAAGCACTATAAGCACATCTCCACCGAGCAGATTATTGACGATATGTCAGCTCTTGGTTGGGGAGTTGTTGATGCGAAGCAGGTTCGCGCCCGTAAGGGATTAGGTTTCCAGAAGCACTTGGTTGTATTTGGAAATAACGAGATTGTCATTAACGGAGCAGATGGCGATACAGTTTTTCCTCGTATCTTACTTACGAATAGCCACGACGGAAAGAACGCATTTACGTTCACCGCAGGTTTGTTTCGTTTAGTTTGTGAGAATGGTTTGGTTATCTCAGACGAAGAGTTCGGTGCTCTTAAGATTCGCCATATGGGTTACGATATGGATGAGTTGAAGAAGACGATTAGCGAGATCGTTGAGAAGTTGCCTTTGACAGTAGAGTGTATGAATAAGATGAAGCAGACGCAACTCACGGAGGAGCAGAAGCAGAAGTTTGCCCTCGAAGCTCTTGGTTTGCGTTTTGATACTAAGACGTTGAACTTTAAGGTTGAAGATGTTCTTGAACCTACTCGTAAGGAGGATGAAGGTAGCGATTTGTGGAGTGTCTTTAATGTAGTGCAGGAGAAGCTAGTTCACGGAATGGTAGAATACCAGCGTGGTGATGCTAAGCGAGCTCGTAAGGCACGTCGTATTAAGAACTTCCAGCAGGATATGAAGGTGAACTCAGAGTTGTACGAATTGGCTCTCGAGTATGCCGTTTAATAAGAAGGAAATTCGTAAGGCGGTAAGGTTGTTCCTTAATGATCTTCAAGATTATGGGGACGACCCCGCCTACGAAGTTCAAGCAGCAGAAGTAATGAAAGATTTTGTAAGCTACGTAGAAGAATTAGAATGAAACCAAGTAAAAAGTATTTAGCGATTCTTCTAAAGAATGGGATTCGACAATATCATTTTTGCGATATAGCAGGTTCTAAAAGAAAACGTAGAATAGTTTACTATAGAATGGCGTACGTTGCTATTGTAAGAAAAATGTATGGTTTGACTCACAACGAGATTGGAGAGTTAATAAACCGAAACCATTCAAGTACAATTTACTTTTGTAGACAAAGCGATTATCTTTTGAATGAATCCCCGTACGGAGACTATAAAGGTATCTACCAAGATGTTTTAAATTTAGCTCGAAGTATTAGTAAGATTGACTATCAAGTTCCCCGCAAGATTAAAGTACCTAAAATTTTTAGTTTCAAACCCAAAGTTTCCAGCGTCACCCCCTAAAATATTTATGGTTATGAAAACACTCGAAACTACTCAAGACCAATTTATGCGAATCGCAATGGCGCGACTCCAGAAAGACTATCGTTTCTTCCCCCAACGTGTAGCAATTGCTGCTCGTATGTACCGCTCGTTTATTGACCGCCAACGCCAACGCCAAATTGCTCTGAATGAAACGAGTTTGGGTTAATGGTACTTTCGATGTGCTCCATCCCGGACACATTAAATTACTCGAGTTTGCTAAATCGCAAGGTACTCACCTTGCTGTAGGGTTGGATACGGACGAGCGCATTACACAAAATAAAGGAGAGGGCCGCCCGATTCATACTTTAGAACACCGGGTGTTTGCTATAAGTTCTATAAAATACGTCGATGAGGTTTTCACATTCGGCACCGATGACGAGCTACGAGACCTTATGAGAGCATATAAACCCGATATACACGTTATTGGTGGCGATTATATGGGTTTACCCCACAAGATCATTGGATTAGGTATTGCTGAGGACCTTGTGTTTTTTGATAGGGTTTGGGATTATTCGTCTTCGCGAATTATTCAAAATATATAGCGTATATACGGATGTATGGATGTCCGAAATGTTAAAGAAGCTTTTCGAGAAGGGTTGGAGTTCTGAATCTTTGTTCGTACATTTACAACGTTAAATGATTAAATAATTAAGGTTATGATTTCGAATTTGATTCTTTATGTGATTGTAGGCGTAGGTTTTAATTTTATCTACGATCACTTAGTTAACTATACTTCTGAAGAGCATCGTTTTACTTTGTTGGAGCGATTCATTGTTGTGGCTATTTGGCCCCTAGTTGTTTTATTTTTTGTTGGTTACGGTTTGAAAAGTTTTCTTAAGAATTTTTTCTAAGATGAGAGTTAAGCAGTTTAAGGTTGAATTGAATAGAGGGCCTAAAATCCTTGAAAAATTCCCTACCCCATCCGCTATTATAAAGAAATTTGGGGCTAGCAATATTAAAAAGATTTCCGAAGTTTATGTTGATGTAGATACCGGAAGTAAAAATCGAAACGAGTTTGCTCTTGAGATTAGCGCTCGCGATAACGAAGATATTCAACGTTCTTTCAATTGTGGTTATACTGTTTCTTACAATAAACCTAATGAAGATAAAATTTTTGAAGGAATGACGTATTTTGAAACTAGTGATGAGTTTGTCCTTGTGGCCGAATTTGATCATTGGGAAAAATACGATAAAATCCTCCATAAAGATTGGATTGGTCCAGGTTATCGTCCCGAAAAAGAATGGGAATGGGCCCTTTTTCATAAAAACGCTAAAATTGTACCACGTACTGAAGTTGAAAAGAAGTACGGAAAGATTGTAGGTCGTCAAGGAGGAATTGGTTACGTAAAATTGTAATGGCTAACTACGGAATTAAACCAGTTAGGGATCATTTACAGCGTCTCACACCCGAACAAGCTGCAGAATATGTTCCTTTGAAAGAGGATTTTTTAGGAACAACTGTTGACCAATGCCCTTTTTATACGATGACCTCTGGGAGTGATGGTTGGGATATAGTTACTTACTATACTGGTAGAAAAAAAGCTCACTTCACTCAAAAAGGAGAAGGCCAACATTGGATTTATGTTCTTCAAAATGAATCAATGCCAGGTCTTCTTAAAATTGGATATACCGCAAATACTCCTGATGAAAGAGCAAAACAATTGTCAGCTGCAACCGGAGTAGTATATCCTTTTAAAGTAGCTTATGCTTTTAAGTGCCACGATGGAATGATGCTTGAAGGAGAAATTCACCAATATCTTGATATTTATCGAGTCAATAATAATCGGGAATTTTTTCAAATGGGATTAGAAGAGGCAATTAAAACTATTGATGTTTTAGGACAAAGTTACGTTTAAAAATAAGAGTGAAAGTTGGGGTAAAAATGTAAGACGTTCTTCCCACCTAGTGTCCTTGATAAGCAATCGTCAATCACTAGCCCAATTTTTAAGGTTCTTTACGTTATCCTTAAATAGCTCTTATTTTATATTTCTTAATTTTTCTTGAATTTCTTCAATTCTTCTCTTGTATTCACTCGCCTTTTCTGAGTTGTGGTTTAAACGAGCACGCTTATAACGTTTTTGTAGTTGATGTAGTTTGTGACCTAATTTAAATCGATCGAATTTAGTCAAAAGTCTTTTCATATGGAATCTAAATTATGTAAAATATGTAAGCAACCAATTAGTGGTAAATCAAATAAATTGACCTGTGGTGTTACTTGTAGAAAACAATGGTTTAAAATAAATCAAAATCGGAAGAAAAACAACCTCTATTGTAGCTTGATAGATTAATATTTTAATCGTATCTTTACAAAAGATTTGCCGCCTTGGTGAAATAGGTAGACACAAGGGACTTAAAATCCCTCGAACAGTGATGTTCGTACCGGTTCGATTCCGGTAGGCGGTACAAGGGCTCTTTGAAATGTGGGTAAAAGAAAGGGTCCGGTAGCTCAGCTGGATAGAGCATCGCACTTCTAATGCGACGGTCTCAGGTTCGAATCCTGATCGGATCACTAAGAGCACTTATCACGCTACCCATAAGAACAGCGCCCCAGGGTAAGTCTTTTGCGAGAGAGATAGTGAAGCTGTTAGTTAGTGGTGGTGTTAAAAGGATGAAAAAGGGTTTAGAGTAATCTGGAGCGCAAACAAACCATTAATCAGTAACCCTGAAAGACCCGAAGTCTCTCTCTTTAATGGAAGGTGGGTGAGTGGTTAAAACCGGCAGACTGTAAATCTGCTCCCTTACGGGTACGGCGGTTCGAATCCGTCCCTTCCAACTATCGGACCTTTAGCTCAGTCGGTTAGAGCATCGCACTCATAATGCGCTGGTCGTAGGTTCGAGCCCTACAAGGTCCACAACTTTTTTTTAATTTAGCGTGCGTTGTTTTTACAACGATCATATATTTACCCCGGAAAGATGGCAGAGCGGTCAAATGCGGCAGTCTTGAAAACTGTTGACTGTAACAGGTCCGGGGGTTCGAATCCCTCTCTTTCCGCACTTTAGTGTGTTTTTATATTGTTTAATTTAATTTGTATAGTATTTCTATGAAGAAAATGCTTGCAATGTTTGCAATTACTGCTGCTGTAGTAGCTTGCAACACTACAACCGAAGAGGAAGTAGTAGTAGAAGAGGTAGTCGTTGACTCAACTGCCTTGGAAGCTGCTGATACTGTTGACACGGTTGTTGCAGAAGGAGAAGAAGCTGCCGCAGAATAATACTGAGTCTAGCCTATTCGAGAGGGGGTAGCAATCGCAAGTGGAGTCGAAAGCCTTTGTCGGTGGAAGCCCGAACCACTTCCTCCTCTCACCTGCTTCCATAGCTCAGCTGGTAGAGCTTCTGATTTGTAATCAGATGGTCGGGGGTTCGAGTCCCTCTGGAAGCTCAAATATAGAGGGAGAAAAAAGTAAAAGCCTGGACGCAGGTGTGGCCGTAACTGCTTATCAACGACGGTTGAAAGTATAAGGGTAGCCCTCTTAAAAAACGCAGTCAAGTGCTCGGGTTTCTTTGTTCCCTGGAAAAACAAAGTGGAGCTATAGTGGCAAAAGAACGGGTTTAAGCTTGCTTATACCCGTTTCTTTTTTTATATTATCAAAAATATGAAAGTCTGGAATGGTGATATATTTATATCTGTGGATATTAACAAGATATTCAATCTATTTGATTCTGGATCAGGTCAAGATCTTTTGTCTAGCAAGAATAAAACCAGTATAAATAATACTCCTTTGTTTTTTGTTGGGATGTTTAGGAAATTGATTCTGAATGAGAAAGTATTTCAAAATCAAATAGGGACTTTTATGCCTACACTCGCTGATATTGATCTTTTAAGTGAAACCATTGTTTTTTATAGAGCTCAATTTTATATAGACAAAGTAAATTTAGAAGATGAACTATGCTGTGAAGCATTAAAGTTTTTTAATAGTGAAGAATTAATCGTATGTTTTAAACTTGCCATCCATTTTTGGGAAGAGAAAGAAGAATACGAAAAATGCGCGCACTTAAAGAAACTCCAGGATTTTTGTGAAAATTCTAAACTTAGCTTGCCATCATAATCTCTTTATCGTATCTTCGTCATACGGGGTTTGGGAATAAGGATGAGAGAGGGAAGAAAGAAGGATGAGAGAAGGGGGAAATGAGGGATAATCCCGGGGTATATGTTAAATCAAATTTATTTATTATGAAAGCACCAGAATATGTTATAAACAAAATTGAGAAGTTAGAGGGCAAACTTAAGACTCTTACTCTTCTCACTACACGCCAGGCATCAAAACAGGATTTTCAAAATTCTATCAAGGAATCAGAAGAAATTCTTCAAGACGTTAAAGATGCTATTCAACGTGAAATCAACAATCGATGAAATTAACAGCGGAACAAATTCAAGAGAATTGGGTAGAATTCTTAAACAATATTCAAGACTATATCCAATCACCCAGAAAAGAAAGACTTCTAGCATTTTATGAGAAATATGGTGAGCGTATCTCAATGATGCCTGCCTCTCATAAAAAAGAATATCACAATGCTTTTATTGGGGGTTATGTAGATCACGTTAATAGAGTTGTTAAATGCGCCCTCAGTTTACAAGATTTGTGGGCTGCTATGGGTGCAGATACCTTATCATATACAACTGAAGAACTTGTTTTTGCTGCTTTAAATCACGACTTGGGTAAGATGGGAGATGAAACCCACGAATCATACTTACCTCAAACTGACCAATGGAGACGTGATAAATTAGGAGAAGAATGGATGTTTAATAAGGACCTTGCATTTGCATCTGTTCCTGACAGAAGTCTATTTTTACTGCAATCTAATGGTATCCAGTATACCTTTAATGAAATGGTTGCTATCCAGACTCACGATGGTTTGTACGATGAAGCTAATAAAAAATATCTTATGGGTTTCTTAGCCGAATCTAGACCACGTACTTCATTACCTTATATAATCCACCAGGCAGATATGATGGCTGCTAGAATTGAATTTGAAAATGATTGGTTAAAGGATTTTAAAAATTCCGTGACCTCAGGTAAAAGTGGTAGTACATTAAAAACAACGGATCAAAAATCTAAACCCGCTGCTGCAAAAGCGAAAGCATTGAGTTCGGTAAAAAGCGCAGGTTTAAAAAGTATGTTAGACAATTTATGATAGTAGTTGTTTCAATTTTATCGGTTTTGGTCGTAGTCTTAGGATTTACGACCTTTAACCTTTTACGTAAAAACGAAAAAGCCGAAGATTTAATTGTAAAGTATGAGAGACATATTCGGGAAGTAGATGGAGTGATTCAATTTATAAATAAGAGAGTTAATGAAATAGATGAGAAAGGTACCTTTAAATCAGATGATGAAGTAGGATTCTTCTTTGAAAGAGTTAAACTACTAAATGATCTAATGAAGGATTACCGGGTGGAAAAATAATATGTCAGTAAAGTCAAAAAAAACTAAGGGGGTACAATATTTTACACAAGATACTGAGAATGCTATTGTAGAATATAATAGAGCTGAGAGCTTTGAAAGGAAGGAAAAGATTTATCACGAAAGAATCCACTATGCCTTTTTCAAACTTACAGAAAATATTATCCACACCTTCAAATTTTACCATACAGAAGTAGATAATATTGAAGACCTCCAACACGAGATCATAGCATTTCTCCTCACCAAAATGCACCTTTTCAACCCAGAAAAAGGAGCAAAAGCTTATTCCTATTTTGGTACTATTGTAAAGAGGTATCTAATCATCTCAAATACTAAGAACTACAAGAGAAAAGTAGACAAAGCTCCAGTAGAAGAATTATATACTGATGAGACTTTCTCTTATAGGATTGATGATGAAAATCCAAATATAGAAAAATTATCACTCTTCATAGATGAATTTTGTATCCATTGTACTAATAAACTTTTTGAATATTTTCCTAAACAGGCAGATGCTAAAATTGCAGACGCTATCCTAGAACTCTTTAAACAAAGAGAAAATTTAGATGTATTCAATAAAAAAGCATTATACATCTACATCAGAGAAATGGTTATCGATGCTAAAACCCCCCAGATAACCAAAATAGCAAATCGTTTGTATGCTGTTTTCCAAAAGGCATATTTATACTATCTCGACACAGGTCTTATAAAATTCGAGTAGTTTAATATTTATACCCAAAAATTATGAGTCAGTTTGAAAAAGTTGTTTTTGGGAATAAGACTTTTTCTAATATCTTAGAAGAAATCTACAATAACCAAAAGAAAAAAGAAAAACAAGTTAGTACTCTTATAAACGAGTTAAAACCTATGATCGAAGACGTAGGTGATGCTACCTTATTGGTTCCTTTGATCAAGGAATATCTTGAAATTGGCGTCAAAAACGATGATTTGCTCATCAAAATGGCAGCTCTTGCTCAAAGAGCACTGCAAACCGAAAGTACTGAAGGAGGATTAGGTATTTCAGATGAAGAAAAAGCCCAACTTTTGGCAGAATTAGAAAAATTCCAGGATAAAGATGGCAATTAAAAGAGGTGTTGCGGCTATTAATGCCGTTCAAAATCCCAACAAGTATAATACAAGTTTAATCAGTCTGCAGGGGCAGGTTGGAAAACTCCTTACCACAGGTAGGGTTAAAAGTATTATTCTTGATGACACTCATCCTCTTTTTGAAGATTTTGGCCAATGGAATGCTTTAGGAACTATAGAATATGTTAGTTCTACAAGTACAGCTTTAAATTCTAAAACATTATACGCTAAACCCTTAGATCCTAACAATAAATTTTACCCTTTAATAAACGAAATAGTTTATATATTTGAATTACCTAATTCAAACTTGGGAGAAAATTACGAAGGAGTTTCATCATATTATATCAACACTGTGGGCTTGTGGAATTCACAACATCACAATGCATACCCCGAAAACCCAGATGCACCTCAACCTGTTCAAAATAAAGATTATACTGAAACCGAATTAGGTAGTGTTAGAAGGGCAACAGACCAAAGTACTGAAATCTATTTAGGTAGAACTTTTGTAGAAAGAGGAGATATTCACCCACTTTTACCTTTTGAAGGAGATAAAATTTTAGAAGGAAGATGGGGTAATACTCTTCGTTTTGGGTCTACTGTAAAAAATACAAATAATAGTTGGTCTTCTGTAGGAACTAATGGAGACCCAATTACAATTTTGAGAAATGGGCAGGGAGTTAGATCTGATGAAGGTTGGATCCCTGTTACTGAAGAAATTAATAATGACGATAGTTCAATTTATTTAACTTCTACCCAGAAAATCCCTATTGGGGTTTCTAGCATAAATGACTATTTTAGTTACACAAACCCCCCAACTATACCCAACCAATATACGGGTAAGCAATTAATCCTAAACTCAGGACGTTTATTATTTAACACAACAGAAGACCATTTACTCTTATCTTCTAAAAAATCTATAAATTTAAATGCTGTTGAATCTATAAATTTTGATACAACAGGTCCTACTATTTTACAATCAGGTGAAGTTTATTTGGGGTCCAAAAGTGCTACTGAACCTGTTTTATTAGGTAATGCTACTGTTGAACTTTTATTTCAACTATTAGAAAATTTAGCTACTTTAACTTCTAATCTAGCAGCGCAAGTAGGAGTACCCCCAGGTGCTCCTCTAGAACCAACTAGAACAGCAGCTACTTTAGTTAATAACAATATAAACAATTTATTGTTAAATCTTGAAAGTTTAAAATCAAATTCTGTAAAAACTGTATAATGGCTTTAGTTCCTGATAGTATACTTTTATCCAATGGTGATTTAATTACATATGAAACCTTAGGGCCTAAGTATAGAGCTATTCTAAAAAATTCTACAGGAGAAACACTTTATACTGGAGACTATAGTTTTTCTGCAACTAAAGAAATCCTAGCTCAGGTAGCTATTAATGCTAAATACCCTGATGAAGTTGTTTCAATTATAGAATCAAACATTATCCCCCCACCAACTCCCTCAAGACCTACCCCACAACAAATAGAACAAACTAGGCAAAATATAGCAGCTGCAAGGCAAACATCCCAAAACAACATCAAACTTCAACAAATTCCTTCTTCAACTATTGAACAAGGAACACCTGATAGTTTGAAACCTAAAGGAAGAGCAAAATTAGGTCAAATTATTTTAAATATAGTAAAACCTGCTGTACAATTAATTATCCCTAAAATTGAAGAATTAGCTATTGAATATGGACTTGAACAATTTGAACAACTAAAAGATCAAGCAACCAGTCCTGAACAAATCGAAGCTTTAAAACAAAGATTTTGCCCACTCCCTGAAAGATTAGATAGGTTAATTGAACTTAGAAATAGTATTGTAACGCAATTAAATTCAATTGGAGACAGACTCTCTTCAATTCAGGTAAGTATTGAGGCAGGTACAGGTGTAAAAGATGCCTTTCAACAAATTGTAAATGCTATAAAAATTGTTAGACCTACAATTCAAAGTGCAGCGTCTGTTGCTCCTTTAGCTAATATTTTAGGACCCTTAACAGTATCTTTAGACAGATTGCAAGGCGTTGTAGATAACATTGAACCTAAACTCCAAAATACAACTTTTAGTTTAGATGCTGTATTCCCCCCAATAGCAGTTGTAGTAGAAATTATAGACAAAATTGTTGTTTTATTAGGAAAATTTGATATTCTAATTCAACTCTGTCGACCCAATGCTAGTCTTACAGCTATTAATGATAATGTAAACATTTTTAAAAGTAGCGGAGTAGTAAATTCTGCAGGTAGTTATAAAGGATTTACATTCGAAATTGTTACCGAAGCTTTTAGCCCCACTGTCAATAGAATCAAAGCAATCGCCATAAACCAATCAGGCGTGCCCCTTCTAGAAACCGGTTTATCTTTTACAACGGATTCTCAAACTTTAATTGATGAATTAAAATTAATCATTGACAGAGATAACTTAAAAGCTTATTAACCTGATATTTATAACATATGAAAACGCAAGATTTCAAAAAATTAATCAAAGAAGCAGTAAAAGAAGCTATTCAAGAAGAGCTAAAAGATATCCTCTTGGAGGCAGTTCGTGCTCCTAAAGCACCTATCCAGGAATCTTACCAAATGCATCCTGTAACTGTTGATGCTCCTACAACCCAACCTGCTATGTCAGCAGAACAAAAAAGAGCAATGTACGACAATGTTCTTAATGGTATGAGAGCAAATGGAGGTAATATTAATATGACAACAGCAGATCTAAACACCTTCCAGGTTCAACCAGGTATTAGTACTGTTGGTGAAGGAAGTGCACTTCCAGGAGGTAATGTTAGTTTAGACCAGATAATGGGTTTAATGAAAGGTAGATAATGGCTTTTGGTGCTCAAAAAATATACCCCATTGATACTAAACCGTCTGTAGCGGTAGGAATTGCTTTTCCTTTTGATGTTCCGGGTGTATTTAGGCAAACTTATTACACCAAAGATGCTATAAAATATAATCTGTTAAATTATTTTTTAACGGATCCTCCTGAAAGATACTTAAATCCCAATTTCGGAGCAGGTTTACGTTCTTTTATTTTTGAACAGATATCTAACCAAAACTTAGATGGCTTAAAAGAAACTATTGGTACTCAGTTAAGAGAATTTTTCCCAAACGTAGTAGTAAGAGAACTTAACATATTTTCTATACCTGATCAAAACCAAATCACAGTACAACTAAAATATTCAGTACTTGATACTAATATTAATGACCAAATCGAATTAGTATTTGCATAATGGCAGTAAGACGTAACATACAATATATTAACAGGGACTTTACCGAGTTAAGAGCGAGTTTAATTAACTACGCTCGTACCTATTTTCCTACTACCTACAACGACTTTACCCCAACATCACCAGGTATGATGTTTATGGAAATGGCTGCTTATGTAGGTGATATTTTATCTTTTTATTTAGATAACCAAATTCAAGAAACTTACTTACAGTATGCTCGCCAGACTAATAATCTATTTGATTTAGCTTATATGTTTGGTTACAAACCAAATGTTACTTCCGCAGCCAGTGTAGATTTAAGTTTTTATCAACAGGTCCCCGCTATCTCTGGTAGTGAAGGTTACCAACCAGATTTTAATTATTCTCTATACATCCCAGCTAACTCAACATTTTTATCGTCAGCTTCGGGAAGTGTAAGTTTTTTAATCGAAGACCCAGTTGACTTTAGTGTATCATCTTCAGGAGATCCTACCGAAGTTACTGTTTTTGCTCAGTCAGGAAATGCTATTCAATATTTCCTTCTAAAGAAGGTTAGAAAAGCTATTTCGGCTACAATAAACACAACAACTTTTTCATTTGGGAACCCAGAACAATTTTCTACAGTTCAAATTAGTGCAAACAATATTATTGGAATTTTAGATGCTTTTGATACTGATGGAAACCAATGGTATGAAGTAGATTATTTGGCACAAGATACAGTGTTTGATTCTATAAAGAATACAAATACAAATGATCCAAATCTATCCCAATACTCAGGAGACACTCCTTTCTTACTTCAGTTAAAGCAAGTTCAGCGCAGATTTGCTACTCGCTTTTTAAATGATGCAACCCTCCAAATCCAATTTGGATCTGGTACAAATTCGGATACAGATGAAGAAATTTTACCTAACCCCGATAACGTTGGTTTAGGTTTACCTTTTGAAGTTGACAAACTTACAACAGCATTTTCTCCTTCAAACTTTATCTTTACCAAAAACTACGGCATCGCACCTAACAATACTACAATTACAATGAGGTATTTAACAGGTGGTGGTGTTTCTGCTAATGTTCCTCAAAATACGATTAATACCTTAACCACAGGAAACGTACAATTTTTGAATTCAAATCTTGATCCTGTTACAGCACAATCTATTTTTACTTCATTAGCTATTAACAACCAAGTTGCAGCAGATGGGGGTGGAGATGGAGATTCGGATGAAGAAATTCGTCAAAATGCTTCTGCGAACTACGCAACACAGTTGCGAAATGTAACACAAAACGACTATTTAGTTAGAGCTTTATCTTTACCATCAAGATATGGTGTTATTTCTAAAGCTTATATAGAACCGACAAAAGCTCAAAGCGCGCAGTCCGGTGCAGCCGCATCAATCCTTGATTTATACGTTTTATCTTTTGATGAAAACAGCAAATTAAGGACGGCTTCACCCGCTTTAAAACAAAATCTATCTACTTATTTATCCCAATACAGGATGGTAAACGATAGTTTAAATATCAAAGATGCCTTTATTATAAACATTGGTGTTAATTTTGATATTATTGTTTTACCTAATTACAATAGTAATGAAGTTCTTACTAAGTGTATTTTAGCTTTACAAGACTTTTTTGCAATTAAGAATTGGCAAATTAACGAACCTATTGTTTTAAGAGATTTATATATTCTTTTAGATGCTGTAGAGGGAGTACAAACTGTAAAAAATATCACTATAAGCAATAAGGTAGGTATAAATTTAGGATATTCTGAATATGCTTATGATGTAACAGGTGCTACTTTATCTAATGTTGTATATCCCTCTTTAGATCCAATGATTTTTGAAGTAAAATACCCAGATACCGATATTCAAGGTAGAGTAGTATCATTATAAAATGGCAGTATATAAAATTTTCCCCGAAAAAGACGCTACGATCTATTCCCTATTCCCCACAATGAATACGGGATTAGATGAAATTCTTGACCTTACAAATTTAAACTTTGCTATTAGTAGTAGTGCTCAAGTAGCAAGATTTTTAATCAAATTTGAAGAAAGTCAAATCAATAGCACTTTAAGTAATCTTGTTGGGGATAGCGAATGGACTGCCGCCTTAAAATTATACATTGCAACAGCTCAAAGCATAAATCTAGATTATTATCTTGAAGTCTTCCCAGTTTATGGTTCTTGGGGTATGGGTACAGGTAAGTACTTAGATAGTCCAATTTCAACAAATGGTGTCAGCTGGAAATATCAAAATTATGCAAATGGCACTAGCTGGCCTACTGGAAGCTGGATTACTATTCCTTATGTTTCAATGTCTTATCAGAATGGAAATAAAGGTGGAGGAGCTTGGTATACTGGATCTTCTACAGGACTTTCATTTCCTATTACACAAAGCTTTAACTACAGAAGCGATAAAGATTTAAATGTAGATGTAAAAGATATTGTTACTGCTTGGAGCTCTTCTGAAATAGCAAATGAAGGATTCCTTATAAAGTGGGAAGATAGTATAGAATGGAATTCTGCAAAAGCAGTACAACCTGTATTACAATATTACAGTGTTGACACTAACACAATTTATCCTCCTGTACTAGAATTTAAATGGAAAGATAGTACTTGGGACACAGGATCTTCAACTACTACAGTTGTACCCACAGATAATCTTTATGTTTCAATTCCTGAAAACCAAGGATTTTTCTACTCAGAAAGTATCCAAAGATTTAGAATAAACTGTAGACCAAAATACCCAGAAATAGTATTCCAAACATCTTCACTATATACTACAAACTACTACTTACCTTCGGGTTCAGCTTGGTATGCTGTAAAAGATTTAGATACAAATGAATATGTAATTGATTTTGATAACACTTATACTGCTATGAGTGCTGACGATCAGTCAAATTACTTCTTCTTGTATATGAATGGTTTACAACCTGAAAGATATTATACTATTTTAATTAAATATCACATTAGTGGCTCTACTTATGTAGAAGATAGTAATTATAACTTTAAAGTTATTAACGGATAATGGCTCAAGAGGTAAATTTACAAAAACAAGTATATGATAAAAATCAATACCAAAAGGTTATTGATAATTCATTTACTCAGTTAGGTGTAACTAACCCTACATCTACTGCTGTTGCTCCCTTACCATCTGTTGATGAATTCTTCCAGTATTACTCTCAATTGTTCTTTGATATTCCTAAATTTGGTGCAACCAATTCTCACGAATATTTAATTAAAACAAGTCAAGATTACATAGGAACTACTGATGTAGTAAATGAAGAAATCCAAGCATTAATTGCAGAATTAACAGCCCTTAGGCAGGATAACTTGGATTTACAACAAAATTTATTAGATTTGGTAAGCGCGAATCAGAACAATGGCTAATAGTATTACATTATCTTCAATAAACCCTCAAACCTTTGAGCTTCAGAACTATTCTCCTTCGGACGATAGTCTGATTACCAATTTTACTATAAATCCTTCATTTAATCCTGAAACTGATTATGTTTCATATTTTATCTACAATTTAAATGGGTTTGTAGAAGGATTTAGAGAAAATTACAGAGGATATACAATACAAAATCAGGCTTTATTTGTTTATCCTGAAGAGGATGTTATCGCATCATCTCTTCAAATAGGGGAGTACAATATCATTTACTATTTCCTTCAAAACCAAGCAAATAGTAGCCCCGCTGCCCAGTATTTTATCAGTCAAATTTCTTCTGATAGAACAGAACTTAGGTTAGATTCTACTCAAATTTCTGATGCCTTACTTTTGCAAGGAGGGGCTGATTTAATTTTAAAACAAACCAATTCACAAGGAGTATTTTTAGATTTTTATCTAAATTTTGGTTTAGACAATTTTGTTATTGCCAATAATCTTTTAGTTGACAATACAGATCCTACTAACCCAACGCTATTAGTTAAATTATACGAGGCGCTTCCTGAAGATTTTGGTCTTAATTCTACTTGTTATTTTGTTACAGAGGTTGCAGATCCTATTGGTTATAATGTAGATATCCAAGACAATTTCTCTAATCTATCTATAAACCCTCAACTCTCAGGTCCTAATTTCAATTTGAATATTAAGGATCAAATTAACAATAGTACTCCTTATACAAACTACCAAACCTTAACCTCACAATCTTATAGTGTAGGTTCTGGAAGTTTGCAATATCAAGTTAATAGCATTTTAGCTGAAAGAGGTATTGAAATCAATGTAGATTATTCTAACTACTCAAATTTCATTTATTTCTCCTCAGCTCAAACCCGCTTAGAAAACTTTTATTACAAGTTATCTTTAATTGAAGAATACCAATACAGCGCTTCTTTAACAGATAATACAGGTTCGGGATTTGTTTCTAGCTCACAAAACCTTTGGAATTCTAAGATAGATGAAATCATAACCACATTTGATGGTTACGATTACTATCTTTACTACAATTCAGGTTCAACAGCTTGGCCTAAGATAAACTCTCAATACCCTTACATAAATACTTCAACTACTAATCCTGGAGCAGGGTATACTTGGTTCTTAAGTCAATCAGTAGTTGCCACAACATTTGATGAAGCTAATAATAATGCTTTAATCAATGCAATTCCGGGCTACTTAAGAGAAGATGCTGATAATGCTGATTTTGAGCTGTTTGTAGAGATGTTAGGTGAAATGTTTGATAACATTTGGCTTTACTATCAAGATGTAACCGAAAAATGGAATGCAGACAACCGATTACAATATGGTGTCTCTAAAGAACTTGTTGCTGATATTTTAAGAGATCTTGGTTTAAAAATTTATCAAAGCAATTTCTCATCAACAGATCTTTATCTGGCATTTTTAGGTGTTACCCCAGAAGGTAATCAATTCCCATTTCCTTACATTACAGGTTCATACCCCGTACCAACAGGTTACGAATACATTGATACTAGAATCTCAGCATCAAATGAAGTTGTTCCTTTAGAAGACGTTCAAAAATCCTTCTATAAGAGATTATTCCACAATTTACCTTTCTTACTTAAGAAAAAAGGTACAACAACTGGATTGCAAAGTCTTTTAACAACCTATGGTGTTCCTGATACAATTTTAAGAGTAGCGGAATTCGGAGGTAAAGATAAAGTTGAGACTAACGATTGGGATTACTGGCAGCATAAGTACAATTTAGCACATTTAGCAGCAGATGCTAATCACTACATTGCAACAAATTTTGCACTTAATTCAAACTGGACAACACAATATACAACAAATCGTCCTGAAACTATATCCTTTAGATTTAAAACTATTGGATTAGATTATGCCTTAGCAAACAACGTACAGAATTTATTTATTGCTACAGATGGTGGAGATTCAAGTTATATTAATCTTGTTTACCCTAGTTCATCTTTAACATCTGGCTCATATTCAGGTTCAATCCCTAACCCATATGACCAAAAGTATGCCTATTTAAATTTCATCCCAGATGCAGGAAACCCAAGTGTTTCTGCAAGTATTTATTTACCTTTCTTAGATGAAGGTTGGTGGTCGGTTGCACTCACATTTACTGGAAGTGACATATTTACATTATACGCAGCCAATAACATTTACGATGGAGATGATGGCTCAACTATTGGCTTTATCGGATCTGCTTCAGTAGTAGGAGATGAAGCTATATGGAATGCATTTGACCAAGCTTACTTTATTAGCGATGCTGGTTCAAGTTTTCCAAATGGTGGTGCCTTCTTTTCAGGTAGCTTACAAGAAATTAGATATTATTCGAACCCTATAGATGTACGTAGTTTTAAGGATTTTGTAATGAATCCTGATTCTATCAAAACTGATAGTTTAAATGGTGCCTCAAATTATTTAGCTTTTAGAGCAGCTTTAGGTGGTGAACTTTACACAGAGTCAGTCTCAATTCATCCAAAAGTTACTGGATCTTGGATTACAACTTCTTCATTTAACAGCGATAGCAACTTTACTATTAATACTGAAAATTGGGTTTCTAATTATGAATACATCTTCCCAAATCAACCCGCGGTTGGTATCAGAAATATTATTTCAAACAAAATCCAAGTAGTTGAACCTAACCTCCCAGCAGGTAATACATTATCTCAATATATTTCAGTACAACAAAAGAGTACAGGTAGCTTATATACTGAAAACTCAACTTATACTGAAATAGCTTTCTCTCCACAAAACGAAATCAACGATGACATTATGGGTCAACTTGGTTTCTTTAATATGGGAGATTATATAGGTGATCCAAGACAAAGATTTGATCGCTTAGACTACTATCCTGATCTTGATAGAATTAGAAACAATTATTTCGAAAAATATCAGTCGAATTATAATATTTTTGAGTACATAAATCTGATCAAATATTTTGACAATTCGTTGTTCAAAATGATCAAAGATTTTACCCCGGCTCGCAGCAGTCTTGCTTCAGGTGTTGTTGTAAAACAAACAATTTTAGAAAGAAGCAAATATCCTGAACCTTTAGTTACAGCATCTCAATCTGAGTTTACAGGTTCAATTGATACTGCTTTCATTGAAGGGGGTCCTGGAGGTTCAACCCCACTTTTAGCAAATGGAGGCATCACTAAAGTAGAAGTACTTGACGGTGGCTTTGGTTACACTGGTAGTGCAAGTTTATATCCTATAACAATTACAGGAGGTGGAGGTCAAGGCGCTGTTCTAACTCCAATCCTATACTATCAAGGTACCCTTCCAGGTACTACTGATATAACTCAATACATTACTGAAAATGTAGTTGATTCTACTTTATCAGGAGGTCCTTTCTCAATAAATGGGTTAATCAATGGCACTACAACAGATTTCTTTGTAAGTGCTTCTGGAGGAATAATTACACACGTATCAACAAGAAATAATTTTTACCCATATACTGCTTATGATCTTATAACTTTACCAGCAGCTGTTTTGAGTTCTTCGACTGATTTATATCTTGAAGTGCCTAATAGTGTTATCACATCTATTAATGGTGGAGTTGTTGGGGCTGTTCAAATCAACTACCCCGGTAAAGATTTTAC